CCCACAGTTTTAATGGTAGTGATCGAGGGAAATGAAAGCTAGAAATAGATTGTCATGACAATTTTTTTTGCGTGAGGAGTTGCATTCATAGAAGAAATCCCCTTGATTGCATGTACTCGACTGGGTGCTTTGCATGCTTCTGTCGATTACAACGCGCCCTCAGGAGCTGCACGTTGGCGTCTATGTTTTCACCGCCGAGAGCTATCGGCATGATGTGATCGATCTGAAACTCATCGCCCAGTGGCTCGCCGCAGCACGCGCATTTCCCCCGTTGCAGGGCAAATAGTCTTTCAGCTATGTCCGGAGAGAGTCGCCCGCGCCCTTTCTTCCTGGCGCGTCGATTGGCCTCATAGATCGCTCGCTTATCTGCATTTTCTACCGCCCATTTGGCATGTGCAGCTCTGATACGTTCTTTGTTTGCTTGGCTGTATTCACGTGATGATTGGTTTTCGCGCTCCTTGTTGGCTGCATAGTATGCAGCTCGCCGGGCCTTTTCTCGCTCTAGGTTCTTAGCGCGCCACGCGGCGAATGACGCTGCGAGGCAGACCTTGCATTGCGCATCGGAATGCACGTTGCCGCACTTCTTGCAGGCTCTTGTTTTGTATATTTTTGTCATCTTTCAAATATCGCAAAGCTCAGTTGCTCATGAATAAATCTTAGCCGTGCCGAAAACATCTGCCGCGACATGCGTAGTTGCGCCGCCTTGGTCTTCTGTGGGCGTGGGTCGCAGTACTCGAGCTCGATCACTCGCGCGGAGTCAGGAGCGAGTCGGCTGATCTCTTCACTGACGCGCTGGAGATCAGCCGGTAGGTTCCCGGCCGATGTAATGCGATGTGCCGCCCATTGCGCGAGAAGTTTGCGGATCGGAGGTGTCACGGCGGCGTCTCCTTATCCTTCTGCAGTTCCACCATCCCTACGCGGATAAATCTTCCGGCGAGCCAACTGACAAGGATGGATGCGGCGATCCAGGCGATGCCGATAGCGAGGGCAGTCATAGTTTCCCCTTTGTGATCTGGTCCAGTTGTCGCGTCAGGCCGTCCAGCATCGAGCGCGCGAAGTGCAGCCCTCCTATCAGGCCGAGTAGTACGCCTAGGGCGAGGCAGGCTAGGGGGAGCATGGTTTCTCCTTCAGTGCACGCAGCTTGGCGCGGTATTCGGCTTTAATGGCCTCTAGGCGCTCGCGCGTCCACTTGATGACGGTGTTGTCAGCCTCCAGTGCTTCGACGGCTTCTAGGCCGATTCTGGCGATGAGGCCGGCCCTGTAGTCCTTGTGCCCCCACTTGTTGCAGTCCTTGAGGCCAAGATGCACGTTGCGCTCGTCGAATCGAAGGTGGTCAGCGCTCCCTCGGCTGCGGAAGTGACATGCGTCGTAGGCGCCCCCAGGCTGGGCAAGTGCGGCCGAGGTGGCGAACTTGCCGCAGCAGATGCAGCCATGGCCGGCGGCGAGATCCCGTGTTCGCACGTATTTATTGAAGATTTCCTGTGCTTCAGCCTTAAGCTGAGGGATCGTCTTCATGGCGTCGAGCTTGCGTTTCGTCTCAACGCGGTCAACAAGTGCCGCTATTTTTGCCTCGCGCAACTGCTTCGCTGCCTGCTTCTCTGTCTCGCGCCGCCCTTGAACAATCGAGCAGTCCACGGAACATACGTGCTGGCCAATGCGCTGCGGCTTGAAAACCTCAGCGCAAACCACGCATTTCCGCTTCCGTGGCGTTGTGGACGTCAGGACTGCCGGACGCTGGCCGAGCGGCTTGCGCTTGAACGGCGTCCGGCGCAGTGGCGTGGAGCGATCCAGCGTCATGGCTCACCTCCGCTCACTACGACGTCACGCGTGCAGTTCTTGCCGCATCCTTGCTTCCACTCGACAGTTCCCCGGCAGTTAGTGAAATAGCGCTCAGCCCCGTAGTCAAAGAAGCGATATACCGTGCAGCCGTCTTTCGTGAACAGCGTATCGACGGTGAATTGCGCATTGACCTTTTGCGTTGTCTCGGGGTCTTTGCCGCAGCCGGCCAGCGCAGCCAGCACGAGGCAAATTGCGGGGCGGGTGAGGGTGGTCATTTCCACTCGCTCCGGGGCAGCAGGCGCGCGGTCATGGTGTCAGTGTCGATTTCGATGTTGCCGTAGTCGCCATATTCGAAATACTCGTGGCTGAACGCCTCGCGCGCTTTCTCCATGCGCGGCGTGATGTCGTCCTCATCGTCCGGAAGCGGATGCTTGGCGTTGATGATGTCGTAGATCGCGTCCGGATCCTTGAATTGAATGATCACTTTGCTCATCAGGTTCTCCCGTTGTAGTGCGCCCGGTACTGGCCGGGCGGGGTGGTGGTACTCGTCAGTCTTTCTGTTGCTGCCACATGCGAACGCCTAGGCGCATCATCAGCAGGGCGTACACAAGGTGGGCGTGGGCTTCTAAGCGGTACTTGGTCATGTCGTCAAAATCCTCCATGCTGCTGCTGCCACTGCTGGAACTTGTCCGTTTCCAGTGGCTGCGAGTCGGTCCATCCGATTGGCCATCCCATCAGCCATTCGTGATTCGTCGGGGTAGGTTTGCCAAACACGCGGACAAATTCTCGAGCGCAGGCCCATTTCTGCATTGATGGAGCAGCGTAGTTCGCTGTGCAGGTCGGCGTGTGCACGTAGCCAATAGCGCTCCCGAACGTGGTCCGCACCCATGTCTGACGCGGCGAGCTTGACGCAGCGGACGGTGTAACCCATCGCCTCAAGGTCGTCGGCAGCTTGGTCGATCGCTTCGGCTTTGACGTTCTCGGCGAATACGTCCCAGGGAGCGACATCTGCCACGATCCGTCGCATTTCCGGCCAGAGATCGTCTGCAACGTTTCTTCCCGCAGCTGCGGAGGAATACCTCTGGCAGGGAAATCCTCCAGAAACCACATCAATAAGGCCGCGCAATGGGCGTCCGTCGAAGGTACGTACATCGTCCCAAATGGGGAACGGTGGAAGGTGCCCTTCATTCTGTCGCTGCATAAGTCGTCGGGCGCAAAAGGCGCTGTATTCCACAGCGATGACGGTTCGCCATCCAAGCAAATGGCCTCCGAGAATGCCGCCTCCAGCGCCCGCGAAAAGCGCGAGTTCTCGTAGTCCTGAACCAGTGCTTTGCTGAAGTGCCAACTCATACCTCCCTTCCTTTTACGGCCATCAGCCGCTTCCAGATTTCTTCTTTCTTCTCCCATACCTCCTGAGGGACTCGACTCCCTGGCTTGCCAACCAGCGCCCGAAGCTCAAGCGCTAAGTCAATCTGTTCGGCTTTCACGATGCTGTATGGGCGAATACGCTTGAGGAACTCACCAGCAGGAACCCCGTGGATTCGCCAACGCCAGCATCCAGATGGCGTCTTGGAATTGCACTGTGAGCCACCATACTCATCGCGCATCGCAATTAGGGGCCGCTGGTCGTTCTGCCCCACCTGAACGGACAGGTGATGCTCAATAAACCCTCCACGCTTTCGACGCACTACTGAAATAGATCCTTCGCCATCGAAGAAGCCTGCCGCCCACTGATCACAGATTTGCCAGCTCATTCAATTTTTCTCCTTCGGTTGTTGTTCTGCCCACGCCCTGCGCTCTGCCCGGTTCTTTGCTTCGTTCCACAGCGGGCACGCCTCGTTCGTCTCGTCGTGGCGCCTCATCCTCTCGTAGCCGCTGCAGTAGCCGTACCCTGGCTGGGCGTTGGCTTGGCGGTGGAAGCGTTGGCACATGAGGCAGGGCGCGGCTTCGCGGTTCATGCTGGTTGTACTGACTGCTTCGATGCCTTCAGGTTGTAGCGCATGGGGTTCGTGCCGATGTTCTCCAGGTACTGCTGCGAGCCCTCGTCGAACCAGAAGCCAAGCTTCCCTTCCCACTCGCCGTGCCGCTGCTTCTCGCACGAGATGATGGCCGTGGCCTCGCCGTTGTTTTCGAGCGCGGCACGCTTGTTCCGCCAGACGATGAACACGTTGTCAACCAAGTCGGTGATCGAGCTGGCGCCGCGGACATCGAACTTGCCCGGGGCCTTGTGCTCGCTCTCACCCTTGCGGACGTGGTGCACGAGATGGACGTGCACGCCGTTTGCTTGGGCGAAGCTGCACAGATCGTTCACGAAGTCCTTCTGGCCGTTGTAATCGTCCTCCCCGCGCACGCACTTCATGAGGCTGTCGATGACGAAGTGGGTGATGCCGAAGTTCTTGCGCGCATAGCGGAGAACAGCCATCAGGCGCTTCCAGTCGATGGCGCCCATGTGGTCGTAAATCCACAGGCGATTGTCGGTCCAGCGGTGCAGTTCGGACAGGAATGGCATCGGCGGCTGGTCGCCGGCATAGGCCTGACGGCACATGCGCTGCATCTGGCGCGGTGCTGTCATCTCGAAGGATGCGTTCATGACGCGCTCGCCTTGATGGCAAAGGTCAAGCGCAACCTGCGACAGGAACATGGACTTGCCGTGGCCGTTTACGCCAGCCCACAGCGACACTTCTCCCGGGCGGAACTCGACCTTATCTTTGGCCTTGGCCCACAGCATGGTAGGAAAGCGCGGAAGGTCGGCAGGAGGGTAAAACAGTGCTTGCACCTCCTCGAGGAATGAGGAAGCAGAGATGACGCGGTGATGCTCCGGCTCATTCATGTAGGCAGCAAAATCGATGTCGTCTTTGATCAGGTTCATTGTGCGAATACTCGGTTACAGGTTTCCAGCCAGTCGAGCACGTCAAGCTCGTATTCCCACATGCAGACGGGCTTCGATACGTCTGCTGCGGTCGGGATCAGATACACCTTCGCGCCCCATTCGTGACGCTGGTTCCAGATCGCGAGGTACTCCGGGCGGCACAGTGCGATTGCCTTCAACGTAGGCGCCCAATTCGGCTCGTCACCGATCCAGACGCATATGTCGAGGCCGCGAACCCATCGCCAGTCGTAGGCATGGCACGGCTCTGCGTACACGGTCTGGTTGCTGCTGCGGATGCAACCAACAAGGGAGACCATGACCATCTCGTCAGGCTTGAAGCCACGCAGACGGGCTTCCAGAATGGGCTTCGCGTTAAGGGCGATCACACGTAGTCCCTCCCGGCTACCAGCCTTACTGGCTCTGAGCCCCTAGCCTCTGAAGACCGCTTCGGAGCGTGAGACTGTTGCGACAAATCGTCTTTCACCGGAAACAAACCAGTCCACTTCCCGGACATGATCGATTGATCGATGACCGCCACCGGGTCTTGCCCTGCTTCCCGCAACTTCATCAACTTCGCTAAGCACAAGGTTGCAGCCTTATCCGTCAACGGTGCCTTGATGCTTTTTCGGTACTCAACCCAGGATTGCCAGACATCGGGGGGAAGCCAGTCAGGAAGCGCGATAGCGACAGGCTTCGCGCGTCGTTGACGGTTCCTTGATGATTCAATTGATGGTTCATTGATGGTTATGGGTGCAGAATCTGCGGGGGTGGGGTGCGAAATCTGCGGGGGTGGGGGTGCAGAATCTGCGGGGGTGGGGTGCGAAATCTGCGGGGGTGCAGATTTTGCGGGGGTGCAGATTTTGCGGGGGTTGATGTGGTACATGGTGCTGCGCCCGGTACGCATTTCACGCGTCACGATGCCAGCCGCCTCCAGATCAGCGATATGCTGCTGTACGGTGCGCTCGCCCATGCTGCACTTCTCGGCCAGCATGGTTACGGATGGGTAGCACTCACCTTGATCGTTGGCGTTGTCGCAGAGTGCGAGCAAGACCATTTTCTGGCCGGAAGGCAGCGACGTTTTCCACACCATGGTCATCAGGGCGATACTCATGTCAAGGCGCCCCCACCAATGTTGCAGGCCCGAACAGCGCCTCCACGAGGGAATCGCGGCGGTTGTGCAGCGGCCAGACTTGGAAAACAGGACGACGCGGTGTTGCGCCGGCCTTGCGGTCGAACATCTCGTCAGCGGTCAGCAGAGGAGCAGATTTGATGTCCGAGGCGTGGTAGGTGTAGTAGATCGCGGATCTACCGGGTTGCGTGCGGCGAACGCGGTAGATTCGATCCAGATCCTGAAGAACGCGGATGTGCGCTTGGGCGTAGGTGCGTCCGATCTGCATTTCGGCCATGATGGCCTTATAGGTGATACCGTCAGCGCCGGCTGCGATGATACGGCGCTCGATGGCCTCAGTCATGGAGTTGGGGGAGGATACGCGGCTCATGGCGGGCACCCCATCGCCATTGCAGCGGCCAGAACTTGATTGGCCGAGGTGTGATATTCGCGTTCCAGGCGGTCATACTCGGCTTGGAAATCAGAGATTGCGGCAGAACCGGGATTCATGCCGTGGGAGTCGCGACCGGCGCCCTTGACGAACTGCTTGCGCGCGTCGTTGCGGGCCTTGGCCTGAACCAAGCTGCGAAGTTTGATTGATTCGTCCATCAGCAGCCCCCTAGTGTGTCGACAGCTTCACGAAGCTTTTGCAGCTCGTGATGCTGGGCTTGCTTCGCGCGACTGGTCTTTTCACCAATCGCGATCTTTTCAAAACGGCGCCAAGTCCGCGCTTGGTTGGCGATCCGCGTATCAGCTGGTACTTCGTTTGTCTTTTCGTTTTTCATTCGTGGTCTTCTCCTTCAATCCCTTAGGCCCGTACATGAAAGGCCGGACGCGTTACGCGACTCGGCAGAACCATAGCCATCACATGGCCATGGACTGGCCGTTTCTGGATTTGGTGCACTGCGGTACGATTTCTTTCAGCAAGCCAACCGCGAGCGAGATCCCGAAGTTTCTTGCTCTGCGGGACGTCATCCGCTCGGCATTGCTCGCTGAAGGCGACGAACTCATCAGCGTTGAAAAGCGTCTTGACGACGATGGTGCGAGGGTCTTTCATGGTGCTTCTCCTTTGATGCGGTGGTTCAGGATGGTGGGGACTTCTGGTGGTGCTGTTGCGAAAGGGGTTACTGCGACTTGGTTTTCTTTGGTTTGGCTGATTTACTCCGACGCGGCTGCAGGGCGCTGAAAACGTCAGGGCGCTTGAGCTCAAGGAACATTCGGCGAGCATCTGGGATACCTGTCTTGCGCCATTCGGACACTGATGCCGGCTGTATCCGGCAAAGCCGTGCCGTTTCGCTGGTGCCACCCAGCGCGTCGATGATCTGGCTGTCGGTAAGTGAGGTAGTCATACCCCTATTCTTAGGCATACCTGAAAACATGTCAAGCACTTTCAGGCCGACCTAAGTGAAAATTGGTTAGGATTCCCTAATGGAAGATTGGAAACAACGACTGCGCACGGCGCGCGAAAATAAAGGCCTATCCAAGACGGCATTTGCTGCCGCTGTGGGCATTTCTAACGCCACGGCCACCGACTGGGAAAAGAGCATCGATGCCGGCGGCATCAAAGAAATCTCGGGGCCAAAGCTTACGAAGGCCAGCGAGGTTCTAGGGATCGATCCTCACTGGCTTCTGCATGGGAAGATGGGGACCACGTCACGCCAGTCGGCCAACGAAGTCATAGAGCATGCGCCAGGTCGCGGCGCCGACCAGGTGGACAAAATGCTTAAGACTGTGGTGGAAATGGTCGAAACATATCGCTTAGCCAGTCCGACTGACCGTTTGCGGATTGACTTGGCCGTTAGGGAGGCTAGGGACAACATCGATGCTATCAACGAGACGAAGTCTCGGGCGTGACGCAGATAGAACGCGCTCGACCTCTCCGCGAAGCACCGCGAGCACATATCGCTTGCCGTCGTCGTCGATCTGATCGAACATCTTGTTCATCTCATCGCGTCGCTGCATTGTCGTCTCCTAGGCACCATATTTCTGAGGAAATACTGTACACCCATACAGTGATTTGCGCCAGATCACCTTTGTATCATAGCAACCAACTGATTTTTAACAACCAAAATTGATATTGCATCGCACCAATAGGCCTGCATCCCGCAGGCTTTTTTTTCGCCAAAAATCTTAGGCATACCGAAAATAGTTGTTGACACCGTTTCAGGCATGCCTAATAATGGACACATACCAACTTAGCCCGGAAGGGCGAACCGACAGGAGCAGAAGATGAGCACCCCGGAAGAAAAAGTCAGAACTCTCAGGGCAGAGGGCTACCGCTTCATGGTTCGCAACGACCGTCAGAAAGCCTACTGGGTCCATCCGCTGGAAGTAGATCCCAACCCGACCAACTGGACCGATTGCACCTACATGGACGATGCCGAGTTCGACGCCTTCATGGCTGCCGGCCAGATCATCGCCTAACCCACCCCGAGCCCGCTACTGCGGGCAGTTACCGCCCAGCAGGGCATGGAGAACGACATGGACCGCATCCGCTACACCAAGCACGATCTTTTCGTTGACGGCATCACTTTCGTTGCGGG